TCGTAATGAAGTTGCTTTTGGAATGGAACACTACGCACAAAAGGCTGCCTTCTTTGAACAACGATTAATTAAATACCTAATCAAAAATAAGAATCTTTTTCCTGAATTTATTTCAGAAACTAACCGCGATACTGATTTAAGACCAATGATTGAATGTCACGGATGTACTGGATGCTGTCACGGAACTTGTAATTATGAAAATGGTAATGGATATAACACACAAATTTTAGTTTTATAATGATTAATTTAACCCAACTTTTAGAAGTCATTAAAAAGCAAGGCGCAACGGGAGTTCTTGCATTATGGTTATGGTACACACACAGCGAAGTTCAGGAATTAAAACACCGTCTTTACGACTGCTACGGAAAAGGCAATAGTTCCGCAGTTCATCGAGATGTAAACGATACGAGTAAATACGCTGTAATACCAAAAGACGAACTAAACGATAGCTTATGAATTACGATTGGCTAAAAGAAGAGAAATCACCAAGAATATTAGTTCAGGCGGTTAAGCTAATAGGAACTAAAGAAATTGTAGGCAAAGAACACAACCCAACTATTATGTTTTGGGCTAAAGAATTAAAACTTTCAAGTGTTTATAATGCTGATGAGATTCCTTGGTGTGGTCTTTTTGTAGCTTACTGCTGTAAAATGGCAGGTCTTGACGTAATAGATAAACCATTATGGGCATTGTCCTGGTCTAATTGGGGAACAAGTGTAACCGAACCAATGTTAGGCGATGTATTGACTTTTAAAAGAGACGGGGGTGGACACGTAGGAATCTATGTTGGTGAAGACGTGACACATTTTCACGTTTTGGGTGGCAATCAAGGTAATGCGGTTAGTGTTTCACGCATTGCAAAGAGTAGATTATATAAAGCACGTAGGACTGAATGGAAAATAGCGCAACCCGCAAACGTGCGTAAAGTACATTTAGCAGCTAAAGGAGTAATAACAACAAACGAAAAATAAAATGGCAAAGAAAAAAAAGGTAGATGTTGAAATTCAGGTGAATGATGCATCTTTAGAAATTCACAAAGACGAAACTATTAACGAAGTAAAGTTAGACACTAAAAATTTAGACATCGAAGTTACAAAAACGGAAGACCAAGTCAAGGTGAAAGTTGATGCAGAGAAACCGATATTGAATTTTGTAGGAAAAATTTTAGGTAGATACATTTCAAAGAAATTAAAATAGTATATTTGTACTGCTTATTTCATAATTTGATGAGTTAATTGTTAACGAGAACCCTTACTTCGGTAGGGGTTTTTTAGTTTATAGAAAAAATATTTTGTTAAAAATGTAACATTATATTAAAAAGTATAGTATATTTGTGAACGTTAAACAATTAAATAAATAAAAAATTATGAAAACAATAGCAAAACACACTGGTTACTTCCTTATTAACGAAAAAGGAAACTTGGAAATGGTTACTTATTCACCTGACCAAAATTTAAGCGGGCAAAAAGCATCTGATTCTTATGCACTTGCACAGGGGTTATTTATAGACGAAGTATCACACGACCTTTGGCTTACTGATGTAAGATGCCACAGAGTAGTTGGAACTCCAAGCGGACTGCAAACCATCAAAGATTTAAATTGTAAGATTGTTGCAAAACGGACATTTAATTGGGATATGTCAAAACCAATAGGTCAAAGACAAAGCGATTTAAAAAAATCAAAAAGATGGGATGAATGTTTTACTGTCTACAAAACAAAAAGTAATAACAAACAATAAACAATGAGGGGTGCGATTCAGTAACGCACATTAACAATTAAACATTATGAAAAAACACATTTACGACTTGTTAGACCAAGTTACACCAGCAAACGATGAGCATAAAGACATTTTAAGATGCTTTTTAGGCTTTTTCCCGCTACTTCTCGTAACGATTGGCGCATTGTATTCACTTTTAATTTTTATGCGATGAGAACGAAGAAAAACACGAAGCCAACTTTTCTTGAAATAATCAACTATTGGCACGATCAAAAAAAGAAGAATTTAGGTAGGTTTAATATGGAGCATTATTTAAGAGTTTGTCAAGCTAAAGCCTATAATGTAAGATTTGATGAACACAATAATATGATACGGATATGAAATATAGGTGGATATATGAACGCAAGGTAAAATATAAAGATCGTGTTTATACAAATTATGTAGTTTATATAAATGATAGGTATAGATATAGTTCAACTATTTTAGATTATGCAATTCAGTTCGTCTTTAACTACGCTGATAAACACGGAATAGAACCTTTTAAAATATTAAAAACTGGAAAACACCCAAGAGTATGAAACGTAAAGAAGTTACAGCAGTATTCGAATGGATAAACGAACAAACTTTAATTGAGCAGATTGAAAAGTTAAAATCGCTATTAACTGAAGGTAAAGAATTTTATGAGAATGTCGAAAACACGAAAACAAATCAAAATCTTTTACTCCAGTTCAGGCAGAAATACGAAAAGTTACGTAGCTTTAAAGTAATTAACCATAACGAAATAATTATAAAATCAAACGTATGAACCAAGACCCTAAAAAGTTCGCTGTTGAATTAGTAGATAAGTTCTATGTAGGACTTCATATTAAAGACTATAAGACGGCACGTAACTGCGCGATCTTTACTTGTCATCAAAGAATACAAGAGACACTTACATTAACACGAATTAAGTTTTTAAAAGAAGTTATAACAGAAATTGAAAAGCTATGAGAGTTCTTGTATTATACAATGGTAAGCAAAAGATTGACTATCGTAAAATAAAGCGATGGAAGGTTCGTGTTAACGTATCAAATAATTTTTACAAGAATTTTGAGTTTGATTAAAAAATAATTATTATATTTGTAATCGAGTTCATCCTACATTATAAACTCGATAAGGTATTATTGACCCTTTGAATGAATGTGAGGTAGGATGCACAGGAGTTCAAGGGGTTTTTTGTTTATTTAAAATTTTTAGTTATGAGTAACACAACGTATTATGATTCAACAAATGATTGGTTTTTAATTGAATGTAAAAAGGTATGTATTTCAAACCATTGTTATTATGATTGCATTTATTCAAATGGTTTAGACACAATGAATTTAACTCAATATGTAGATAAAGATATTCCTACAAGAATAGATTATCCAAGAATGAAAAGAATATTGGCTAATGATAAAAAAATGCAATTACCTGAATACTTTGTGTAATGAGCGGTTGGATTAAAATACATCGCAAGTTTTTAGACTGGGAGTGGTTTAATAAAAGCGAAGCAGTTCATTTGTTTATGTATTTAGTTTTAAAAGCTAACCATAAAGATGGACAATGGCAAGGCATTGATATAAAAAAGGGTCAGTTTGTTACGTCTTTTGGTAAGATTTCCGCTGATACAGGAATCAGTTTACAAACGATTAGAACACTTTTAAAAAAGTTTGAAAAATCAAATGAAATTAACATACAAACAACAAACAAATATAGTGTTGTAACTATTTGTAAATATGAATGTTACCAAAAAGAAACTGAAGAAACTAACGAGCAACTAACAAACAAACAACAATCAACTAACAATCAACTAACAACAAACAAGAATGAAAAGAATAATAAAGAAATTTATATACCCGAATTTTCTGAATTTTTAGCTTATGCGATTAGTCAAGTTCCAAATGTTATTCAACAAGAAGTTAAACTTAAATACGATAGTTGGATAGTGAATGATTGGAAAGATGGTAATAACAAAAAAATAGTAAATTGGAAGTCCAAATTAAATAATACACTTCCATTTTTAAAGAAACACGAAATACAAAAAGAACGAATTATATTTGACTAATTATGTATAAAAGACTAAACGAATTAAACAACGAACTATTTACCATTAGACACGAAAAGCAAGTCAAAGGTAAATCAGTTGGGTGGGATTGGGACTTATTGCCGTTTACAATTAAAGAAGGTTGCACAACTTACATAGGTGCTGCTCCTGCAAGTGGTAAAACTGAATTATGGTTTGAGTTTTTAATTAACCTTTCGTGTTTACATAACTGGAACCACGTTATATTTTCACCTGAAACGGGAAGTGCAGCTGAAATATACGCGGAACTTTGTTATAAGTATATCGGTAAACCTTATACCGAAGGTCAATACGGAATGAATAACGCTGAATTGATACGAGCGCAAATGTTTATTGACGAACATTTTATTGTAATTGACCCAATAGATGAAGATTTAACGCTTAAAAAGTTTTATGAGTTAGTAGATAAGATTGAACAAAAACACGAAATAACGATTCACACTACAACGATTGATCCTTGGAATGAACTAACTGAAGAATATACACACTCAGACTTAGGACGTGAGGATAAATATCTTAGTAGAATTTTAGGTGATGCAAGAAAAAACGCACGTAAAACAAATCGACATAACTGCATTATAAACCACGTAAGAGACCAGCCATTAGTTCACGCTAAAACGATTGCAGGAACTGAAATAAGTTATTTTCCTATACCAAGTGCAAGAGATTTTGCAGGAGGTCAAGTATGGTTTCGAAAAGGGTTAAGCGTTTTAATACCTTGGAGACCGCCAAAAGATTTATTGTTAAGTGATGGAACTGGAGCGCAAGAAAATGAGGTTCATTTAAAAGTTGCAAAGAGCAAACCGAAAGGCGTATCAAAAAACGGAACTTATAAATTATATTTGGACACTCAAAAATATCAGTATTATATGTTAGATAAATTTGGAAACAAGGTTTATGCCCAACGAAAACACGAACCAATAAAACCTAAACAACTTCCTTTAATTGAACCTGATATAGTTAACGGAAAAGAATTACTTTCGTTTTCGGAAAAGTTAAAGCAAAACCCTTTTTGATTATTATAACAAGCAAAAACACGAATAAATGGACGAATTGAATATTATATCAGCCAAAGTAGGAATACAAACTACTTTCTTAAAAGTAAAAATAAGTTTAGAAGAGATAAAGACGAATCACCCTAATCGAAAAGACATAATCGATTCAATGGAAAGAACCTTAGCAGACCTTCAAGAAATAAGTTTAGTTTACTCAACAATGGAAAAAGAATATAGAGCAGCTTTACAACAAAACTTTAGACTTGAAAGGTTACTTCAAGAAGAAAAATTCAAAGTTCAAGATTTAAAAAGCCAATTAAATTTTAAAGATATAACCTTATGATTAAAGTAGGTAGTGATTTTAGCGGGGTTGGTGCATTCAACCAAGCATTAATTAGATTAGGTATTGAATATAAAGAATTATTCGCTTGTGATATGGATAAATATGCAAGGCAAACATTCATTCATAACTATGGTGAACCTGAATATTATCCAACAAACGTATATGAACGTAAAATTCCATCTGATTCATTGGATATTTATATGACATCACCACCTTGTCAAGCATTTAGTTTAGCTGGTAATAGATTAGGAAAAGACGATAAACGAGGAATATTATTTTTTAATTCTTACGAATTCATCCAAGTGAATAAACCAAGATATTTTATTTTTGAGAATGTAAAAGGATTGCTTTCAGACGATAATGGAAAAACTTTTCAAGAATGGGTAAATATGTTAGGTGGAAAATCAGTTAATGGTGTTCCTGTAATATTCCCTTATGAAGAATCAGTTCCATATCATTTATATTGGCAAGTATTGAACGCAAAGAATCACGGTATACCACAAAATCGAGAAAGAGTATTTTTAATTGGAATTCGTGACGATTCGGATAATAACTTTCAATTTCCAAAAGAAGAACATTTAACAAAAAAATTAAAAGATGTACTTGAAGAAAATGTAGATAATAAATATTTTTTGAGTGAAAAAATAGTTGATGGATTTACAAAACATAATGAAAATCATAATAAAAAAGGTACGGGTTTTATATTTGAACCAAAAGATGAAAATGACATAGCTAATTGTTTACGAGCAAATGCGGCTTTATGCCCTACGGATAATACTATAAAAATAGAATTATGCAAATATAGTTTTCATACTTGCGGTAATTATAAATATAATCTTTGTGATACTTGTAATGAAGGTGATAATTATGAATTTTTACAAGAATCATATACAACTTTATATTTTGAGAATAGCACAGTAAAAAGAAAATATGGAAAAGAAAATAAAAAAGAAAGTAATTTTAATTATGGATGTTATAAATTAAATGACACATTAGATATTAATCTTTCAAAAATTAAAAAAGACGAACCATTAGTTATTGATGTTCATAATAGAAGTGTTCATTATCATTCACCTTCTTTAACTGAACCGCATCATAATACAACAAGATTATGGGATGGATATAAAATAAGAAGATTGACACCACGAGAATGCTTTAGGCTTATGGATTTTCCTGATACATTTACTTGGAATGTTTCCGATAGTCAAGCATATAAACAAGCTGGGAATTCAATAGTAGTTAATGTTCTTTATAAAATCATTAAAAACTTAAACTTATGAAGTGTAAGCATTGCAAAGAGAAATTTGAGCCTATTAAATTCCTTCAAAAATACTGCTTAAAAGATGAGTGTGTTCGTGTTTGGGTAGAATCCGAAAAGGCAAAGACTTGGAAAAAGACGAAAGCAAAAATGAAAAACGATCTTGAGACTGTTCAGGAACTAATTAAAGCTACTCAAATAATATTTAACAAGTATATCAGATTACGAGATAAAGGTCAAGTTTGTATAAGTTGCCAAAAGAAACCATTAAAGGAAAACGCAGGCCACTACTTCAATGCGAACAACCATTGGAACGTTCGTTTTAATGAACTGAATGTACATCTTCAATGCGAACATTGTAACACTTACCTTTCAGGCAACTTAATTGAATACCGGAAAGGATTAATTAACAAGATAGGAGAAGAACAATTAACACTTTTGGAAGCGGAAGGTCATAAAACACGAAAGTTTACAAAAGATGAGTTAAAGGAAATAATTAACATCTATAAAAAAAAGATTAAACAATTAGAGTTATATCAAAAAATATAATTACTTTTGAATCAGCAATTAAAACTTAAATTATGATAACAAATTTTGAAACCATTACTCACGAACTAACAGATGAAGAATTAAACTTAGTTCCTGTTATAGTTCACAGCTTCCGATTCTATAAAAAGGATAACCCTATAAAAGCTGAATTAATAGTTAAACGGATGAACGAATACTTGCAAAAAAACGAATCAAAAGTTAAAATGACTGCTCCGCGTTTACGCAAGATAGTTAACTACATACGTACAAATGGCATCATTCCGTTAATAGCCACGTCTAACGGCTATTTCACAAGCGATTGTAAGCAAACAATAGCTGAACAAATACAAAGCCTTCAGGAACGTGCTAATTCAATCGAGCGATGCGCGGAAGGATTAAAGAAATTTTTATAATTTTTTAATTACCTATTGTTATATTAAATAGAATAACTATATTTGTACACGTTAAACAATTAAAAACACGAATTATGAAAAAAGAAATTGTAAAAAAATTAGTTGAATATTATAATACTGCTAATTGTGATGGTTATGGTCAATTAAAAACCATTGATATTTATAGTATTGTAAAAACTGAAAAAGAAATAGAAATTTTAAAAGAGATTGTAGAAGTAAGTACTTATGGTTATACCTATGGGACTTACTTAGCGTTTAGACCATTTGGTTCTTTCAAAGATAAAAAAGTAGAAGAATTGTGTAAAAATTCATTTATGCAAAATCCAAGTAGACGGAATATGAATAGATGGTAAAATAAAAAAAACAAGGGGTGCGACTTGGTTAACGCACAATTTAACAATTAATGATTATGAAAAATCTATTTAAATCGTTGGCAGCCTTCCAACAAGAAGTGCCAGTAATTCACAAAGGAACACAAGGCTACGGATATTCGTATGCTGACCTTCCTAAAATCTTTGAAGTGATTAATCCATTGTTGCAAAAACACGGATTAGGCTTTACTCAGTTAATTAATGGGCAAACAATAGTAACTTGTTTATTCCATTGCGAAAGTGGAGAAAGCATAGAAAGTAAAACGGATATTCCGCAAGGTGTTCAACTTAAAGGAATGAATGATTTTCAAGTATTAGGTTCTGCAATTACTTATTTAAGACGTTACGCATTGTCTTCGATTTTAGGTATTGTAACCGACAAAGACGTTGACGCAGCAGGTGAGCAAATAAAACCCGTAAAGACGGATAAAAAGCCTACAATACAAGGTGAACGATTCTTAAAAGCAGTAGAAGCAATCCGTAATGGTGAATTTACAGCTGAAGAACTACAAGCAAAGTTCGAATTAAATGAAGTTCAACAAAAAGCATTGTTATTAATTTAAAGTTTTAGCTATGAGAACATATACAAGAAAAAATACAATTAAAAAATATATTGATTTTTTGCAAAATTTACAAAATGAAATTTCTAATCATAAAATAAAATCATTAAGTAATGTTATAATAAAAAATAATGTTTCAAATGATTGGAGTTCATTTTTGAGAATGCATAATATTGTATTTATTAATAATTTAGGTTTTTATGAATGGAATAAAAATGTACCTATTTCAGTTAAATTAGTTCAAACATATAGATTTCATAAGCGCGAACAAAATTTTAAAGTTAAATTAAAAAGAGAACAAACACAGCCTAAATTACAATTTGATATGCCACAAACGCCACTTCCAAAACCCCCAAAAACACGAACAGCAAAAGTAAATATTCAAAAGCCAATAAAAATACCTACTCAACAAAATGAGTATGGAGTTATTCGTAAATTTTTAAAATGGTTATGGTAATGAAAATACGTTGCTCACAAATAGGTAAATTGATGACTTCCCCTAAAACAAAAGGGGAGGTTTTATCTAAGACTACAAAAACCTACATTCAGGAACTTGCAATCGAACATAAATACGGAATACGTAAAGAGTTTTGGAGTAGATACACGGATAAAGGTAACGAAGTAGAAGACGAAGGAATCGAATTAGTAAACGAAGTTCTTGATTTAGGTTTCATTTATAAAAATGATGAGAATTTAACCAACGATTATTTAACTGGAACACCTGATGTAAACACGAACGAAGTTCTTTTAGATGTAAAATGCAGTTGGGACGCTACAACGTTTCCGTTTTTTGAAACCGAATGCCCTAATAAAGATTATTACTATCAACTTCAGGGGTATATGTGGTTAACAGGAAAAGACGAAGCGTTACTTTGTTATTGCCTTGTAAACACACCTTTTCAAATAGTAGAAGACGAAGTTAGGCGTGAACATTGGAAACAAGGGTTAATAGATGAAAGTTTGGATGTAAGAGACTTTGTTCAGAAGAAACATAACTTTGACCATATACCAAAAGAAAAGCGCGTGAAAGTCTTTAAAATAGCAAAAGACGAAAGCGTAATTGAACAAATTAAAGAACGAATAGAGTTAGCAAGAGTATATTATAACAATTTAATTTTAGAACTATGAATGAAGATGAAAAAAAATTATTGGAAGTTTTAAGGATATTAGTAAAAGCAGAAAATGTAAAAATAGGTAAATACTCCAGCGCTACGGTTCGTAGTGTCTTATTCGGACAAAGAACTAATTTTTTAATTTTACAAGCGTGTATTAACATAGCTTTAGATAATATTGAATTAATGAAATCAGAAATTATAAAGCATAAAAAAGTAGATGCAGAAAATAATACATTTGGTGATTTTTTAAAAATAACTGAA